ACGGGTACACGCGATCCAAGCGAATGGAAGTGGCAAGCGTCCGTGGCGTTGGATCTTGTATCTACTTGGAACACTTGATAGAAACGACCAGCGGTGATTGATCCGGATACGGGAGAGGTAATCACTCCTGCGGTATTCGATACGCAGTTTCACGCGAACGCGCGGATGCGAAAGGCTACGGACTTCGCTACGGCAATGGATCCGATACCGACTTCTCCTCAGAATATGTGGTTATAAATGAGCTACACTCCTCAGACAGTATTAACCGGCTAATTGGCTACGCGAGCGTTCAATGCAAGAGCGCCTTATCGGGCTATCTTTCAGCTGCCGATCACGGACGATACGGATGCGGGAAACGTAGCGGATGACTTTACGAACGTCGTATTAGAGATCACTACGGGCGAGCAGAACACTACGGCTATCGTATCGGTAGATAGCTGGACGAACATCGGCTATATCAACTGGGGCAGCAAGACGCACGGGAGCGGAGTAGACTACACAGCGATTTACTTGCACAAATCTCACTTCGATATTGATATACCGGCTGCGTCGATGAACATCGAGCCTCGTACCTACACGTTTACCGTTCTAGGCAAGCAGAATGTATCGGCAGACTATTACCAGATTATCTCGGGAAGCATAGACGTACTGCCGTAATGGCTAACGTGGAGATCAGAACGCAGGGCTACCAGCGGATCTTCTGCGATCCGGATCTACCGGTATGCGTTGTATTCGGAGCGAAGGGAAGCGGCAAGACATTTACGGGCGCTCTATGGGCGCTCTTTCAGTTTAGGGAGCAGGGCAAAGGATTGATAATCCTTAATACGCTCGCGCAGGCTAGGGATATTTTCCGGCAGAATGTAGAGCCGCTCTTAAAGCAGCTCGGCTGGGCGTATAGCTTCAACGAGTCAAGGATGGAGCTCGATTGTATGGGCAGTATCGTTCACTTCCGATCGGCAGAGCGGGACGTTATCAAGCGTATCGAGTCTATCGAGTACGATTGGGGCTGGGCAGATGAGCTATCGTACTTCGATCCGGAGGCGGTGCGCGTATTTTCTTCTCGTATCCGTAAAGGCAAGGCTCATATCCGTATTACGTCGATGCCGGATGAGCCGGATCACTTTTGCTATCGCTTTACGGAGAGGCTTGTAGCGGATCGAGGAGGCAGGCTCTTCGAGGTATCCTTGCAGGATAATCCGGATGCCGAGTTTAGGGAGCGCTACGAGGCGATGCTACGGGCTACGTATCAGGGAGACCAGCTGGCTCGTTATCTCGAAGGGCGCAGAGTGAGCCTTGCAGGGCAGGGCTTGTTCAACGTCTTGCCTTCGCATAGGGGAGATTATCCGCTCGATGCGAAGAGCGATCTCCTGCTGAGCTGGGACTTCAACGTGGAATACTGCGCCGTATCCGGATGGCAGCAGGCGGGCATAACCAGCGAGGGCTATCCGGTAATCGCTTGCGTGAAAGGATGGCAGCTCAAAGAGGCTACCGTCTTTCAGAGCGCAGCCAAGCTGGCGCAGGAGCTATCGCATATGGGCGGGATCATTACGCTGCACGGCGATGCCTCGGGGCAGGCGCGGACGGCTACGGCTACGGAGTCAATGTGGGCAGGCGTGAAGCGGATCTTCTTAGATGCCTTCGGGGATCGGCTACGCTACAAGGTGCCGTCGCATAACCCGAGCGTGAAGGATACGATACAATGCGTGAACTGGGCGCTCGGATCGGGGCGCGCTTGTTTTCGATAGCAATCAGGCAGGCAGCGTATATTCTAGCCTGCTAAGCGCAAAAGCAGACAAGTACGGCGAGCTAGACAAGTCGCAGGACATGAAACCTAACGCTACTAGATCGCACGATGCCGATACGGCACGGTATGCGGTATGGCATTATCACGAGCGTAACTATCCAGCGCGAAAAACCTTCTTTATTGTATGACGCTTTCAGAACGCATCGGCAGTTTATTCGGGCGCAAGGCGGCTATGCCTTCTCGCTTATATGAGGCGATGGTATGGGGAAGAGGCTGGGAGGGATACTCACGCTGGGATAAGCAGCGGCTAATCGAGCAGGCGTACGAGCGGAATCCGGCGTTCTATGCAGCTACAAACCTTATAGCGCAGACGGTAGCAAGCCTGCCGATATACGTGGAGGCTCGTAGCGCCGTTACCGGCAAGGTGCAGAGCCAAGATCACCCGATGCTATCGCTAATGGAGCGAGACAGCACGAGGGCAGAGCTTATCCAGCGCACGGTACTCTACTATCTCGTAACGGGAGAGGCGTACTTGCAGATCATTAAGCAGCACGACGGACATCGTCCGCTCGGGCTTGTCGTCGTACCTAGCCAGCATATCAACCCGATCTATGGAGACTATAAAGCACCGATACAAGGTTACCGATACCGCGAGTACGGAGACGTATCCTTTACGAATGACGAGATTATCTACTTCTACCAACCGGATTTACGACAGTACTGGCACGGCTTATCCGCAGGAGTACCGCTGGGAGAAACGATCGATCTCAACAACGCAGGCATTACGTGGAACAAGAACATAGCGGCAGCCGGCGGGATGCCTCCGGTAATAGCGAAGGCGCAGGGAATTACAAAAGAAGAGGCTAACCAGCTACGAGATAGCTGGGAGAATCAGAGCGGAGCCAACCGCTCGCACCGGCTTAAAATTATCTCGGAGAACCTTACGTTAGAGAAGCTCAACGATAAGCCGCACGACAGCGAGTGGAGCCAAGCGCTGCTGCAAACTATGCGGATGATCTTTATGAGCCTCGGCGTTTCAAGCGAGCTTATGAACGATGCCGGCAACAAGACGTACTCTAATTATCAGGAGGCTCGCAAGGCGCTCTATATGGAAGCGTGTATACCGCTTGCACGTAAATTGTACGGAACGATAACTCGATCACTCCAAACCTTCTATACAGATAATCCGAAGATATGCCTCGACGTAGATGCGATCGAAGCAATACAAGAGGACAGAGGGCTAGCTATCCAGCGCTTACAGCAAGCCGTAACGGCTGGGCTTATCACGCCTAACGAGGCGAGGCAGGAGCTAGGATACGCCACTCTCGATGATCCGGCAGCGGATAGCTTGCAGTTAAAACCATAAACGAATATGCCTTACCGTATAGCAAACGAAGAATGCCAGCAGGCTAACGGACTCCACCGGCTCAGCGATGAATCTACAAGATCGAGGAGGATGGATCGGAGACGCCGGTTGCTTGCCACGTAGACGAGGAGTCGGCTGCGGCTGCAATCCGCATAATGGAAGAAGCAGAGGGAGAGACTAGCGCTATGGACGAGATGGAAGAAGAGAAGGCGGTACACGATACCGAGGAGATGGCAGACGATCCGGACTTAGAAGAGATGGCAGAGATGATCGAAGAAGAGGTAAAGCAGTTCGTAGAGGGAGACTTCGTTCATTGGGTAAGCGGCGAGGAGCAGGGCTTCGGAGCGGTAGAGCTTGCCGATGAGGACAGCTATACGATCCGGATCTATGCGCAGGCTGGCGATGAGTTTGAGCCTACCGATCAGCTCGTAGAGCTACCGATCGAGCAGGTGCACGATGCCGCAGACTATATGGCTAAGCAGCTAGACGATGCGCTCGTGCTACTCGTAGAGGAGGATGATCTCGAAGAGATGGCAGAGGACGAGGAGCCAGAGATGAAGCGCGAGAACAAGGCAATAGATCTAACGCCTAACGAAGGGAATGGCTGCGGAGGCTGAGCAGGGATTGCGATGGCGTGAGGAGTACGGGCGAGGCGGTACGGAGGTAGGCGTAGCTCGGGCGCGGGACATAAAGAACCGCAGGAACCTTAGCGTAGAGACGGTAGGCAGGATGAACTCCTACTTCGCTCGGCACGAGGTAGACTTGCAGGCAGAAGGCGCTAAGGTTGGAGGCGATGGCTATCCGTCGGCAGGGCTTATCGCTTGGAAGCTATGGGGCGGAGATGCCGGCAGGCGCTGGGGCTGAGCGCAAGATGGCTGAGATAGAGCGCGAGGAGGACAAGGGATACAAGGCTGCACCGGATGAGCTATCCGATGGAGACTTCGTTCGCTGGGAGTCCGCAGGAGGCGAGGCGCAGGGCAAGATCACTCGTATCGTGCGCGATGGCGAGCTAGACGTACCGGATACGGACTTTACGATTAACGGGTACAGAAGAACGTATTCCGGGCTGCGCTTATCGACGTGTACGAGCGCGTTAGAGGGCGGGCTAGGCGCTCTAACGGCGTGCAAGTCGGGCACCTCTTCTCAACGCTAGAACGTATCGAGGATCTACCGGAGGCAGAGATCAAGCGTCGCATAATGGCGAAGCTCCGCAAGATGGAGATGGAAGAAGAGAACAAGATCGGACGTATCGAGGGCTACGCGAGTACCTACGGCAATACGGATCTAGGAGGAGACGTTGTAGAGAAGGCGCGCTTTCAAGCAGACGCTGAATCATAAGCAGGGGATCGTACCGCTACTTCTCGATCACGGCTACACGAGCCGAGACGTGGCAGGCGTGGCGATGCTAGAAGATGACGAGAAGGGCTTGTATATGAAGGCAGAGATGCCGCTGGACGTACCGGAGGTAGCAAGCGCCTATAACAAGATTAAGTTTATGCTCGATCGAGGAGCCAAGATGGGACTCTCGATCGGCTACGATACCGTAAAGGCTGAGCCGTCGGATGACGGGACGAGGAGGCTAAAAGAGGTAGCTCTCCACGAGGTATCTATTACGCCGTTCCCGATGAATACGGAGGCGCAGATTATGGGCGCAAAGGCTGCACGTAAGCAGTTAGAGCGCAAGCAACGACTATGGATGCAGCCAGCTAAGAAGGCGCAACCTAAACCAGCGCAAGCGGAGGCGGCATTAGCTACTCCGTCCGTGCAAGACGAGATATACTCACTTGCAGCGGAGATCCAAGCGCTTACAAACTCACTAAACCAATAAAGCAATGGCAGACGCAAAGGTTATTGATAGCGTCCGCTCCGCAGTATCCGGATTGAAGCACGCAATCGATACCGGAAATAAGGAGATGGAAGCTAAAGTGGCAGAAGCGCTTCGACGAGTTGGAGTTTAAGTACCTAGCGAGTGCAAGCAGCCAAGCCAGCAGTAAAGGGACGCACGGCAGAGTCAACCGACTTTATCGATGCGGTAAAATTGTTCTCGAAGGGAGGACTAGCAGCTGTACAGAACAAGTATGGCGAGCGCAAGGTTACGCGAAACGTAGCCAGCGAGCAGAAGAGCGATAACCTCGTACGGTTTGACATTACAGGCGCAGGAGCGCTTCTAATGCCGGCTGAGATGAGCACCGATATTAACAAGCAGATCGTAGAGATCTCGCCGGTTATGCAGGTTGCTAAGGTTGTCGATACGTCCGCTCCTAGCTACAAGCAGGCGCAGCGAAATACTTCGCTATCCGCTTCTTGGCTCGCAGAGGATACGGCAGCCTCGAAAACCTCAGATGCTTACGGCTTCGTTGACATCGCCGTTCACAAGCTCGCAGCTCGCGTAGCATGGACGATCGAGCAGGAGGCAGACGCAGCGTATGATCTCGAAGCAGAGATCAACGATAGCGTACGTGAGCAGTTTGAGAAGAGCCTCGGCGCAGCCTTTATCTCCGGCAACGGAGTAGGCAAGCCGCAGGGAATGGTAGGCAACGTTACGAACTATGACTCTTCGGGCTTGTCGCTAACGACGGATATGCTTATCCGGACGCAGGCGCAGCTCAAAGACTTCTACCGTCGTAACGCTTCTTGGATGGCTAACCGCCTTACGTATGGCTATATCCGCTCGCTCGTGCTTAGCTCGACGAATGGTTTGGAGTATACGTGGGAGCCTAGCTTCCAAGCAGATCGTCCTAGCCGGCTTCTAGGCTCTCCGATCTTCGAGGCTCCGGATCTAGCTGGGCTCGTATCGGGATCATTTTACGGACGGACAGGTACCGGTACTGTATGGAGACTTTAACTACGGCTATACCGTGGTTCGTCATACGGACTTCTACGTAATCCGTGATATTTACTACCGAAGGTTCTAGCTTCGTTACGAACCTCTACGCTATGACTCGCTATGGTGGCGCAGTCGTGCGAGATGAGGCTATCGTCGAGCTAGAAATGACTTCCTAACCGCTGAGGTGAACAGATGGCTAACTTTGACTTCGGACAAGTAACGGCGTTCTCGCTCGCTCTCAAAACCGCAGCTCGTAACTACCTCTAACGTCAACACGTCTGCTATTGATATGGCAGGCTTCGAGGGCGTTTCGAATAGCTACGATCACGGGAGAGGGAACGATCAACGCTACGGTGAACGTTGCGCTCACGTTCTACGAGGGAGACGATAATACTCGTGCTAACGCTACGGCTCTTGCCAGCTCGCGAGTACTATCTAATCCGGTAGTAAACTCAAACGCTACGGCATTCAAGGCAGTAGTAACGCCTACCAAGCGCTACTTATTCGCCGAGCTAGATCCAACCGCTTCGCATAGCTGCAACCTTGCGGTAGTCGCTACGAAGGGTTATCCTACGGAGGCTCCTACTACGTAAGAGCTAACGTAACCGCGCTACCCGATTAAGAGTCGGGACGGCAGGCTACTCGATAAGCCAGATTCGGGTAGCCTGCTGGGCGCAGAATACTTGCAGATAAAAGAGCGATGACAGTTACGTTTAGCAAGACGGTAGATCTCAGTCCGGACGGAGTAACGGTAAAGCGCTACGAGCAGGGATCAACCTATAAGGCTACCGGAACGCACGAGATACGGCAGTTCAAGCGAGCCGTAGAGAATGGCTTTGCCGTGGCAGGTACTGAGCTACCTAAGACGAGAGCTGGGCGTGCTACGAAGGTTGCCAAACCGCAGGCTACGAAATGACGGTACAGTTTCTACACTTTTGGTATTGGCAGAAGACCGATACAGAAGCGAGATCATACGAAGCAGGGAAGCAGTACACGGCAGAAGATGCCGATGAGGAGGCGTACTTCCAGCTAATGATCGATAAGCAGCAGGCGCAGCTCATAGCAGGCGCTACAACCTCAAACGTATAAGAGATGGCAAGTATACCGCCTTACGGAGCCGCAGCCTTGCAGAGCAGGCAATGGCAGACGCTTACCGGTACGTGGACTCCGCAGACGTATCCGGCTCAGACGGATATATCGGTAGCTCCTGCGGACTGGGCGGTAACGCTTGCAGAGGCTAAGCAGTTTTTGAGGCTCAGCTCAGCGCACGATGATAACTACGTCGCTCTTCTTGTAGAAGGGATCTCAGAGCAGATCGAGCGCTATATCGGGCTGGATACCTACATACGTACAAGGCGCAGCTACTGGGAGCGAGCAGGCTGGGAATTAGAGCTACCGTATGGTATTCACGGTACGGTAAGTAGCGTAGTATCAATCGATGAGGACGGTACGGAGACGACGCTCACCGTGAATAGCGACTACTACGTGCAGGGAATGACTAAGAAGCGTATAAGGCTCTTATCCGGTTTAGCTGGTGGCTCCTTCGTTCGTGTAACGTACGAGAGCGGCTATGCAGCGAACGAGTGCCCGTATGCTATACGGGCTGCGATCTTGCAGGAGCTAAGCTTGCAGTACAAGAACCGGCAGGATAGCAATACTCCGTCGCGCCTAAGCGTTAACGGGCTATCGCTAGAAGCGCGGCACCTCTTACTACCGTATATGAGCTACTCCTTGTAATGAAGCCGCTAGGGGATCAATTTGCAGACATAATCAATGGCAAGATGCCTACCGTATTTGAGACGGTAGCTACCTATGCTGCGGATGAGATCGCGGAGCGGATGAAGGACAATAGCGCAAGCGGCAGAGGCTTCGGAGACGATGAGTACGATTCGGTTTATAGCGAGAAGTACGCAGAGTGGAGAGAGGAGCAGGGCTTGCAGACAAGAGTCGTAGAGCTGCGTGCGCACGAGCAGAGGATAGAGCGTACAAGGATAGAGTACACGGCAGGTAGCGGAGCGCAGATCAGCTTCCAAGAGGGAGGCAATATCTTCCGCTATCACCACGAAGGGATACAGTACAAGGCGGGTACAAAGATTCGCTCCGTGTTTCCTAAAACGGTAGGTAGCGTACCTCCGGATCTACGGGCTGAGATAGACCAGCGCGTGAGGGTAGGTTTAAGTGGCAGCTAGTCGCAAGATCATAGAAGCGCTCCTAGATGATCTAGCCGTAGCGGTAAACGATACTACGGTTATCTACGAGCGCTATCGGGTGAATCCGGTAGAGATGGAATCTCGAAACGATATACCGCGAGGCAGGATCGCTCTATATGAGCAGAGCGAACTCGTTACGACGAAGGTGGATGCAGAAAAGCCAAAACTTGTCTCGGCAGAGATATGGGCTCGATATATCTATATTACGGGCGTACTTCTTAGATGACGCGAGTCAAGGCGAGCTACCGCTGGGGGATCTCAGAGATAGCGTCGTCGATTGGCTCAGAACCGTAAATGCGAGCGAGGTAACTACTCAGCGTATCTTTACGATCAGCTACGAAGGCGCGACGGGTATAACGCGTAATAAGCGTTACGTAACGATGACTCTTAACCTTAGCGCATTGCGCGACCTATCGACAACACAAACCTAGAACTCTAATGGCTATTACAAAGACGCTCGTATTCGAGAAGTTTGGCACCAGCGCCTCCGGCTCAGCTGCGGGCTACACGAACTACGATATACACCTCACGGAGAGCGCCGAGGTAACGCTTACTCCGGTGATTGATACCGTAGACGATGGACAATCGCTCGTATCGGCTTACGATGTGAACTTCTCCGTTACGGTATACAATACGGACGTGCTTACGGATGGTAACGTATACGCAGATGCGGCTACGACTCCTAGCAAGGGACGGATCTCTTTTTGGGGAACGACCGGTGCGGCTAACGTTATCGTAGACGCCGTGATTATCAATGCTAATCGTACGTTTGATGGAAACCGTACGGGCGTGCAGCTCACGGGAACAAAGCGCACGACGAACGTCGATCTCGCAGTAACGGTATCCTAAGGCTCGATCTATATCGAGATACGATATGCTACCTCTCCTCTCAAACGTCGCTATCCTCGACTACTCGAATACTACGCCTACGGTTATCTTCCTAGATAACATTATGGAGGGCGTAGATGGAGCTGCTGCGTTCGGGTTTACGCAGGAGCTTCGGAGTATCCAGCAGGATGATAACCAGCAGCGCGGCTATGCTACGGCGTACTCGCTCGATATACGGGTCGTAAAGGCAGACGATGCTAACGTCGCTATCCTCAAAGACATCGTAGAGAGCCAGCGCAAGGTACAGATCGCAGGCTACTCTCCGGATGGCGTGCTGGCTTGGACGGAGCCTACGCAGCTCGTGTTCTCAGAGCAGATCGACGTCTTGCAGGTAAACCCGATCCAAGCGACGATACTCGCTCCGAGCGGATATAGCGGAGGAGATGACGAGGCTAGGGTTCCGGTATTCGCGGGCGAGAATCTCCTGCGGGTATATGACGTATCGACCGGCAACGCTTCTAGCCTGCACGGATTCTACGAGACAGCAAGCATGTAACTACCTCGCAAGCAGAAGGATATATGAACGTAGTTACTGCTACCGGCGGCGTCGCAGTACGTTGCGTATCAAGACCGATACCGTTCCCGTGGAGAAACAAGACGAATTACGGTAAGCGCCTTAATCGCTAACTATTTCAACGATCAAACGGACGTAGCACGGATGATAGTATCGTGGAGAGGATCGGGCGCGTACGATGGCACCATAGCTACCGACGTTGTAGCTACGAATAGTTCTAACATAGACGATCTTGTTACAGTGCTCCAGAGCGCGTTAGCGCTCAGTTTACCTCGCCAAATACTACCGCGCTATACTATGCGAGCTTCGGTTTTGTGTTTATCACTTCTCAGCTTGCAGGCGATCACGTTAACTTTGCGCAGCCAGCCCTAACCGTAGGAGGGCAGACCGGATATAGTATCTAGTCCTACGACAGACCGAACAAAGTATGTTTGAGAAAACCTTAATCGTCAATAGTCGGGCGTTTAAGCTCAACCCGTATAGCGAAAAGCGACTCGCTGCGCTAGAAGAGGTTAACGCAGAGATCCGTAAATGGGCGGCAGATAATCCGGAGCAGCGCTTCTCGGATATACCGGTAGATAAGAAGGCGGATTGGTGGCAGCGCAAGGCTCGCGTATTATGGAGCGCTGAATCGTTTCCCGATAAGAAGTTTTTTGCCGATCCGGACTTTGAGTCTGGGCTATTGCAGGACTCGGAAAATTTTTTCGTGAGTCAGCGGCTATATCTTTAAGTCGCGCGTCGCTGGCTTGGAAGAGGAGCGCTGCGTTTATGAGCGCAGGCTCGCAGGGCGATCC